AGGCGCTTAATAGCTTCTTCCTCTAAGCCCATTGATGCGAGCATAGATTGAGCTGCCATTGTTTCCTCATCACCAAAAATGGTAACTTTCTGTAATTCTTGTGCTTGTTTTGTTAGGCTCTTAAATGCTTTTTCATTACCCTTAAGAGCTGTGTTAAGTTTAGCCTCTGCTTTGGCTTGAGTATCAAATGCTTTAATAGATGCAGCTGCAAAGGCTGTAAGAGGAGCTGTAAGGCTCATGCTCATAGTTTTCCCAGCTTTTTGGATGTTTTTACCCATCTTCTTAAAGCTAGATGATGCTTTACGCATCTTACTTGTAAACTCGCCTATATCAGCGCCTAGTTTTACAGTTGCCTTTTTTAATCCCATTTATATAATCTTTTTAGGCTCTTTGTTCCTATATCTTTTTAATACTTCCTGTATCTCCTCCTGACTAGCTACCTTTTTCTTTACTTTCTTTTTCTCATCCCAATCAAAAGGCATTAACTCTGTAGGCTTCATCTTTTTCTTTAGATGTGGAGATAAGCATGAATGTACTATCATTCTAGTTTGTTCCCAATGATTCTGCATTATCATCTCCTCTCTTTGGCTATAGCCTATCATTTTATTACTAAAAGAGCGAGGAGTCAAATCATACAGCTCATCAATGGTCATGCTTAGCATTCCTAATCCTTGTTGTTCTAGCTTATCCCAAGTGAAATCATCATCATCATCTAACCCCTCACTCTGTATTACTTTCCCTTTTTTTGAGGCTGGTCTATTTTAAAGGCCTCGAATATCTCATTTACTTTAGAGAAATCCTCGTTATCTAACCAATTCTCAATATCTCTAACCTTGTACTTAAATTCTTCGCCATTCTTTTTAGCTCCGTATTTTAAACCATAATAGGCTATAATACCTATATGGTCTATCTCAGTACCTAGCTGATCAATCTCATTGAGCTTTAATTTACATTCATTGCAAATCTCTTTCAAAGCTAAATAGCTAAATCTAATCGGCCTCTTTTGGCCTCCTATTTCAACCTTTTCCATTTTATGTATTTAGTGTATTTATACCCGTACCTGTAAAAGTAGCTGAGCAAGTTAAATTATCCTCAACCCCAGCATCAAAACTTACAGATGTTACAATTGCGTCACCTTGCCACCGATTTATAGATGTAGGATCTTGATAATCTGTTGCACTTCCTCTTTGCTCTATTTGCCATGATGATGTAAATACTTTAGCTGATGAGCCTTGAGCTTCTGATAAACCAGGAAATAAGACGGCAGATACATCAGATGCATGAGATGATGTGCCTTCTCCAGGATCTATTACATTTATAGGGCTAGGAAATTCGACTGCTACTCTACACCAAGTTGTATTCAATCCCTCTATTTTATAATAACCTGTTCCTGGAGCTGTATAAGCTGCTATTGTTTCTGAGCCATTACCACTTATAACTCTATATGTTAAATCTGCTAAAGCTACGTTAGTAATTCTAAATGTAGCTTTTGTCGTAGTACCATCACCCCTAACATAAAAAGACCAAGAAAGCTTTTTATTTTCTAATCTAGCAGTAGGAATATCTGTTTTTATAGCATCATCTGAGGCACTAGTTGCTAGTATGCTTGATGCTGTTGTGCCACCAAAAGGATCTGTTTGTCCTACTACTTGAGTAATATTATCTAAAGAAAAGCCACCTTGACCACTTGTTGTAAGATTAGTTGTTAAAATATTTCTGATTCTATCAGAGAAACTTAAATCGACTAAACTTCTTGTTTTAAGTTTATCAAAGAAATCAGTACCATCTAAAGGTACATCAGGATTAATTGATTGTAATATGTCGGTTGATACTTCAAAAGACTTTAACCCTCCTCTTGATTCAGACCATCCCTCTGAATCTTTGTTTGTTACATCTCTTAAATCTATATTTGTGCTAAACGAAGCTGATGTACTATAAGCTACAGGATCAAGTACAGCTGAAGAGCCAGGAGTAATTATTTCAATTACAATAGCGTCATCTTTTAATGTTCCTGAGCCACTAACTATTTCTAATGTAGGAACTATACCTGTTGCACCATTTTCATAATCTCTGTAAGTATAATCGCCATCAGTTTGAGTAGTACCTATAAGGGAATAATCAAATGTTCCTGATAGGATTGTGCCAACACTAGTAATTAAATTAGTCCCTGTGTTTGCAGTAGCATTTGCTATATAATTATCTATAACGCTACCATCTGCTTTAGTAATGTTACTACTTAATACACCTTTTTTACCTGTTTCAAAAACAGAAAAAGGAGCAGTTGTCAATACTTTAATCCTTGTAATTTGCTTAACTGGTGAACTGGTCTTAGCATATACCAATAAATCCGATGCGTTTGTAATTGCCATAATAATTGGATTTATAAGTTAGTATTAAGGATTCTGTGTAAGTGTGCCTGTTCCTGTTAAAGAAATTGAGTAAGTTGCGTTTTCTTCGACTCCAGCATCTAATGAGAATGATGTTATAATTGCATCTCCTCTATATAACATACCTGATAATCCGAAATCACATTCTACTGCTGCGCCAGCTATCATAGTTGTAAATAATTCCTCAGAATCTGCTTTACCTGATACTCCAGCTATTTCAACGAATCCCTCGCCTGATAATTCCCATGATTTGAGGCCACCTAGATTAGCTTGCCACCCTCCTGAGCTTTTAGTTGTAGAATCTCGAAGATCCATGCTTACTGATAATGATGCCGATGTACAATGAGCTATCTCTTGTTTTGAGCCTCCTGATGTAACACTTAGCACTACATTTGTTGCGTTTTCAATTGCCATTTTTACTTGTTTTTGTGTTTACTAATTTAATCAATTATTCTTAATCTATATGTACTTTCAATGTAGTAAAATTTATTTTCTCCATCGAAATCTGTTGTCTGCGAGTCTAATACACAACTTTGTATTTTTATTGTGTTATAAGTCCCATCAGATATTTTATCTAACAAATGTTGCACTCTTACAGCTAAGCTAATTGCATCAGCATACTTAGGCATAAAAGATTCTATTTGTAGTGTTACTTTTGTAAGGCCTGGCTTATCTGCTGTCTTTGTATATTCATTATCAACAGCTAACACATCATAATAAACACCCTTTTTAGGGCTTGATGTATAAATAGCGCTAGGCTGTATATTACCAGCTCCTCCTATTAACGTAGTTAATGTGGAATCACCTGATAATATATTAAATATTGCTTTTCCTGTTTCTAAGCCTATTGCTGCCATTACTTTAAAAATTTCATTGCTGCCTTAAATATTTCTTCCTCTAACATACTTTCAGCTTTTCCAGCTGTAGATTCAAAGGCTTTCTGTGCATATCTTCTACCATCAAAATCAACATTATATCCTGTATCATTACCAAACTCCACCCAATGGCCCACATAACCCTTATTCCCCCATTTTCTCTTTACTCTAGGCCCTACATATATGCTAGGAAATTTTTTACTTCTTCCTGTAATTTTACCTATAGACTTTTTTAGATCACCACTATTGCGCTTGTATTTAGCATTTGAGTAATCTCTACCACTAGGCTCAATATTAGCCCTCATAGCCTTTACTAATGGTGTTGCTGCTTTACGCATACCACTTAATAAAACCTTTTTTGTAAGGCTTTTACTAGCTTTAAATAGCGCTCTGTTTATTCTTTTTGCGCCCTCTATTTTAGCAAATGGCTTCACTCCTTAGTCTGTGCTATTATTTCTATATATGCTTTATTTCCTTGCCCTTTGTATGATACGCCTTGTATATCAAATTCATCACTATCATAGGTAATTGTGTCTTTAGCGCTTACATTCTTTACTACACTATCATATCTTATAGTAAAGACTGCCTGTCTTACGCTTGATAATATACCTCCACTTAGCTTTTCTTTAGCTTGTACCCATTTGACAGCTGCGTACTTATATACATTCGTATCAGCTGCTGTAAAGCCTCCGTATTCAGTTTCTTGTGTAAATGTTTTTAAATTTACTTGTATTTTATATCTAAATAAACCAGCGTCCATCTATTCCCACATATAATTTTTGTACTGATTTATTATTCTTTGGTAACCAATTGGCAGCTCTTTTGGGCTTCCAAATGTTACAGCTGTTCTGTTATCATAGAAATGGCCGAGTAGTAAATACATTGCCATTTTTAGTGTACGCGTTTCATCACTATCTTCAGGCTCAACACTATATTTTATCTCAATAGCATCCAATCTATCTTTTAGAGTAAATGTATTTATTAGCTCTACCTTTGGCATGCCCATGTAATTAATCCATCTATA